CGAAAAAGTTGTGAATACTGACAATACCATCGCCGCCAGAGCGATCGTCGAAAGGGAGGGAGACATTAAAGACGCTTATGATGGCCTAGCACCTTTTGAGAAATATATGTTCAGGACTTTCAAACCCAAGGTCGTTGCTAATGAAGACAACCCGAAATTGCGAGACGCAATAAATTCTGCGTTGGAGTATACTGAATACCTCCGGGTTAAATTGGCCTTCCTAGAGAACACATACAAGAACATGATGAACGGGTGCATGTCCAACTTGAACTTACCCGCAGTCAGGGATAAACTTGTCAAGAAGTCTAAATCCAAACAGATTGGTATCCTGGACAATAAGCATTCTCTCTGGCTAAACAAACCACCATTCGATTTGGAATGGTCTTACGCCTTTGACGGCGAGAAATTCGTAGAGAGAATCGTCGAGGAGGACGACGGAGAAGACGAAGACGTTAACGAAAAAGAGCGCGGCCCTTCCGAATGTCCAGATAGGGCTCCGAAATTTGCCAGTGACAAAGAGTTCTTGCTGGTTTCCAAGGACATGGCTTTAATGCTTGAACCAAGAATCTACAAATCTATCAGCGGCATAGACTGGAGAACTTTCCGCATGCCTGACGTAGGTCTAGTTCAAGGGGTTCCCGGGTGTGGTAAAACGACCTATATTTTACGCAATCACATCCCGTCAAAGACCAAGGAAATTCAGACGGGAAAGAAGAAGAGGACTGTTATCACGGAGTTGGGTGATCTGGTGTTGACGGCCACCAGGGAAGCTGCCGCCGATATGCGGTACAGAGCCGAACAGATGGGATGTTTCGTCACGAATGCTCAGTACTCCACCATAGACTCTTATCTCATCAACAGAGCAGGTAAAGAGTTTAAAAGAGTGTGGATAGATGAAGCCCTGATGCAACATGCAGGCGTTGTTCCTATCATCTGCGCCTTGACCAAGTGCAAGACTTGCAGGTTGTTAGGCGACAGGTCACAAATACCGTTCATCAACAGGGTGGCCGGAGTACCTCTCAGGATGCACAAGCCGGATTTTGTCGACGTGGTGGAGGTGCTTGAAACCTCGTACAGGTGCCCAGCTGACGTGGCGGCAAGGTTGTCATCATTTTACGACGACGGTAAATTTTTCTCAGCTTCCAAAGTCCTGAAGTCATGCTTCCTTCATAGAATAGCTAACATCTCCGCTGTGCCAAAGGCAGGTTTCGACTTGTACCTTACCTTCACTCAAGAAGATAAAATCAAGTTGTTGACCTATGGATATAAACCGGTATTGACCGTGCATGAAGCTCAAGGCAAAGACAGAGACAAGATTTGCGTGGTCAGAGACAACCACAAAGAGAAAGAACCCATATTCCTGTCGGACGAACACGCGTTGGTCGCCATGACCAGGCACAGAGAGGAACTACATTACTACACACCTGTACTCTGCGATTCCCTATCGAGAATAATTTCGAAAGAGCCGACCGTACTGCAAGTCCAGAGAGCCACCACATTGCCCGATATCCCGAATAAGAGACCTTCGACGATACGTGGTTGTGGCCATTTCAACGAATTGCCTCTCACTTACGAACCTAAGGAATGGGACATAGCCGCGCCTCGCGAGTGTTCAGGGGGCGTCGAAGAGCTGCAATACTGGTTTGACTCAGTGCTGCCGGGAGAGTCGCTTGTTGACCAAACTCATGACCAGACTTTCATACATAACAGTGACCTTGACATAAAGCTCACGAATTGCTCCTTTTCCACAATCGTCGACGTGGGTTGCGGAAACGCCATTCCAACTATGGTACCTAAACTCAGGACTTCAATTGCGCCCATGAGAAAGAGGACTCTCCGAGAAACTTTTCTCGGGTACTACAAACGCAACGACGCCGTACCTGAGCTTCAAGCAGTCACTGACATTGAGTTGGCCGTCGACGCTATGGAGGAGCTCTTTTTAGACGCGTTTTTCCCCGACGGTGGAGAAACATTCCTCGAGGATTGCCGGAACAACCCGATTAACGTGTCTTCCAAGTCTATAGAAGCATGGACCAAAGGTCAGGGCCAAGACGTACTTAAGAATATCAACATCACTTCACCGATATGGGAAAGGGAAATAAACAAATACAAATTTTCCAACAAACGCAGCGTGAAGCCAGCGTTGGACGGTACGGCCACCACTGAATATAAGGCTGCTCAGACTATCGCTTTCCAGGACAAGGACGTGAACGCTATCTTTTGCCCGGTTTTTAGACATGCAGCCGAAAGACTTATGTGCGCCTTGTCCCCGAAGTTCAAGATATTCACGTTGTGCACCCCAGAAGATTTCGCGGACCAAATATCAGTCTGCATGCCCCCGGCTCTGGCTAGAACCCTGGAAAGTTTGGAGATCGACATATCTAAGTACGACAAGTCGCAGGGTCAGTTGCTGTTTGAATTCGAATTGAGACTGTACAGGAAATTGGGAATTCCCGAGTTTTTGATATTCCTGTGGCGCAAGATGCACGAGGATTCAATCTTGAAAGATTACGACCACCGGTTCACAGCGAAGGTCTGCTACCAACGAAAATCAGGCGATGCGGCAACATTCTTCGGCAACACAGTGGTTCTGATGGGAGTTGTCGCGTCTCTATTCGACATGAGAGACGTGGAATTTGGTTGTTTCGCTGGAGATGACTCATTGTTGATAGGCCGCAACTTGAAGCACGACAGATCCAGAATGTGCGCTGACATCTTCAACTTGGAGTCAAAATTTTACACTTACGACTCTTATTATTTCTGCTCCAAGTTCCTCGTCGCGGTTAACGACCACGTGTGGAAGCTCGTGCCTGATCCCGTCAAACTGGTTGACAAGCTTGGTAGAAGGGACTTAAGGGATCCTGAACATGTCAAGGAATACGCCGTGGCGCTGAAAGACCTGTTGAAGGTCTACCTTGATCAACGTATCGACGCTCCTCTCTCGGAAGCAGTGACGGAAAGATACAAAACTCCTTTCGGCGACCATTCCTTCTGCTTTTCAGCCATAGCGAACGTGGTGTACAAGACCGACGTCACTAAGCTCTGGTCGGAGCCCGACGAGCCACTACTGCGGGATCCTTCTAGACCCAAAGTCTTTTAATGTGAAATTTACAGTAACTATCTGTTTGTTGGGCGCGCAAGAAAGATGAACCCAGAAGAGGTAGAGAGCGCCGTTGCAGCATCTGAATTCCACCCTTACGTGAGAGGCCTTCATGACTATCCTCGAGGATATGTCTTTAACCCCTGCAGTGAGGACATAATTCTACATCACATTCCTTCCATTCATGTCCACGGCGAGTCGTCCACTATCTTCCCCAGACTCAACGCTGACTGCTTGGCTCCTTCCGATTTCAAGAATTTGTTGAACATTCTCGACAATGTGCCTGAAGGGACCACTTATTGCTACGTTTGCCCTTACACGCGCTTCTTACCCATCTCATCGTACGATCACGGAATTGAAGGAAAATTTTTACCACCATCCAGATCACTGCTAGTCCATGACGAGCACGGAGTGTCGAGGGGATGTGTGAAACTTTATTGGCTCGTCGTTCCGAGCGAAAGATCGGACGGTGGACATGTTCTCACGGGCGACTACGCTGTGACCTACGAAAACTTCCATTATAAGGACATCAGGTTCATCAAGTTTGTCGAGTATCGGACCTTGTGCAATTCCCGCATAAACAAGACTGTGTACCCTGAACACCAAGGATCCCCGAAAATAGGCGGGACTGTAAAGTTGCCTGCTAGATCTGACCTTTTTGACCGATCCCTGCCCTATTTCGCTGCTGTGGACGAAGACCCGACAATGTCTCTGCTTCCGTTCTCTTTCGAGGAAATATAATTTAGCTATTAATATGTCAGGCACTCCCCGTTATCTAGATATGGCGGAAACATCAGAGGCTCACGGGCATAGCATCTCGACTGACTCGACCTTCGCAGACAGTAGTCCGTCCCTTCAACAATTCGATCCCCACAATCTTAACAGGAGCAGAAGACGTAGGGCTCTACCGCTCGCCACCACCCTCGTTGACGTCGGCGCCGCAGCATATGCCATATACCAGATCGCACAGACCGCTGAATACACCCTGGACAAGCTTAAAGCATTGTACGACTATCTTACTTTCAAGTATGACGACTATGTCGAGTCCGTAGACCCTACAAAAGGCTATTCGCCAGCCAGAGTCATAGACAGCATCTCGCAAACTCCGTGGGTCAGGGTTGAGATTTTCAATTCGTTTCTCAACGTCTTGGACACCTCAGATGTCTTTGACCTGGAAGTGCGTAAGCAGAGTCTAAGCACTCTCAATTCCATAAGCAACGGTCTGTGCGCTCCTTTCAGCAGACACGAGAGGTTTCCCCCCGGATCCTGCTACGTCTGTCTGTATGGTCCTAAGATCAGCGCGGAGATGTTCTTCATAAGAGACGCCCTTACCAGCAGAATGTACAACGGACTTGAAAAAGATGTCGAGGAGAAAATCCGGAGGCTGCATCTGGCCGTCGCGACGATAAAGAAATATCTGATGGAACCCCTAGACTTGAAGAACCCCGTGGTGTTCACCACTGATGTGTTTGAGGCTTACTTCTCCCTAAGTTATGAAAGTTAAACGAATATTTATTTGTTAGCGTGCCCCGGGAAGTAATTTTCAGACAGCTCAATTTGTCCGCACAGTTCCAACAAACATGTCCGGCTACACACCAGCTCAAACGGCTATCAGACTGGCAGAAATGGAGTGGGTGGACGCTCTTATGCTGAGCAGGTTCCTGAGTAACGTGAGGACTACGTCCAGGTACAATATCGCGAAGGACGCACTCATGAACGAGTACAATCAACTGAACAAGAAAGCTCCTTTCTCCGTCACTTCCCGATTTTGCGCTGCGAGTCCTGACAAAAGGTATGTCTTCCTGAGTCACCAAGCCGTCAGCGGTTACATCACCGCGATTTTCTCATTCCTTACTGAAAGAGACCGCAAGACCGAAGTGATTAGCACTAAAGGCGTCAACGACCACACTGACGAGTCCTACAGGGGCAAACAGGACGGCTACCTCGCGGCCACCAAGGCGGCAGCAGCTCTGCAATCAGCCATCCTCTGTCTTGACGACAACACCGCGAGTGTCTCAGGCGTTTTCGATCAAGCGTCGTTCGAGAATACTTACGACCTTTCCTTTGAAGGTTCCGGAGTGAGAAGCCGCATTACCTCCTTCACTGAACGCGACGCTGAAGTCACACCCTCCGTGGTTCTCGCCACCGGCGGACGCACCACGCGCAGCGCTGACACCGCCTTGTCCTTCAATCAAATCGTAAAGAGGATGAATGATCTCCAAATGGAAAATGAAAGATTGAATAGGATAGTTGATTTGAGGTTGGACCCCGGGAATACTCGTGACGGCACCACGCGTGTAGAACAACCCATAGCTTCCTCCGGAGCTCAAGACACCGGTAACGCGCAGCAATCACCGCGCACGCAGCGAGTCGCCACACCTGTTGTGACACCGAAGCCGCAATCACCGCGGCCTCAGCCACGGGCTCAAACCCCACCCCCCAGCCCAAAGGAAGAGAAAAAGGACGCTGAGACCTAATTGAAAAATGGGCGACGAGAGGCAACTCGAGTCTCCGAACTTGGGTCACTGGTACGTGTCGGCTAAGAACTTTCAAGCATTCTCTAAGGCCATCGTCATCAATAAGGACGCATCTCACGACAAATTCTGCATTTTCTACGAGGTCCTCTGGGGAACGGGCGCCGACAACCCACCAGCAGAGGGAGGCTACGTCGACATGTTACATCCCAAGCTTTACGG